TTGTTCTTAAATTAATTCGATCCAAAGTTCTGAGTAAGAATAAAATTCGCCAGCATTTAATTTTAGTTTAATAAAATCGCCAGCAACTAAACCATTAGCAGAAATTATTAAAGAATCAACACCACATAATGTTTTATTAGATCCAGCTACATCATGTTGTTCTTTGTACTTAATAATATTCTGATTAGTTTCTTGTCCAGAATTAAACTTTTCTTTATCAAATCCACCAGAAACTAAACGAGATTTATTTGATAAACCATTGATGCATACTACATCAAAAGATATAGGTAATGTTTTATCTGGATAAAATGTTCCGAACGCAGCTCTTACAGTATAATAATCTGCTACTGGTAGACTAACTTTAAAACGATTGCCACCATTATTTGGTTGTAAAGGGTTAGCTGGATCATATGCACCAGGAGTTACTGTCATTGGGTATGTAGTAGCAGCTTTAGCTTCCTGTTTTGTATATGGTAAATTGGTAGAAATAATTTTTCCATCATTATCCAAAAGTTCATAGTGGACAGCTGGGTGTAAATTATAATAAGTCCAAGATGTTGCTCCAGCTTGATCGGTTTGCTCGGCTGTTGTTAAATCACCAGTTAAAATAGTATCATTGATTTCCAAACCTTGCTCATCAGTATAAACAGTCATTACAGACGCATCAAAATCTGACGCAGATTTGTAAAAACTGTCAATAGTGAACAATGGAATTAAATTTGTATTATAACGACGTTTAATAATCTTAGGAATTTCACGATGAGTAGAGCTTCCAGTAACATAATTTTTAGTATATTCTAAAGCATTAAATGGACCAACAATTTCATTTTTAGTAACATCATAGTCGACTACCCAACGAACAGCGTCTTTATTTTTTGGGAAATCTTCTGCTGTAAAGGTTTTTTCCAATAAAGTTTCAAAGGTAGCTTCTGTATGATTAATTCTCAAATCAACAGATTCATCAGTTGGAATCTCAGGAAGAACAATTTTTTCGATTAATACACTAATAGTTTTATTAGCTGCATTATATCCTATAGTACTTCTAACAGAAGTATTAATACCAATATCTTCAGAACCTTCGATACCAGTCACAGGAATTTTAAATAGTTTATACATGTTGTTTATTCCTTAACAGTTACAGTTACAAGCGCAGTTACAGTTACATGCACAGTTACAATTACAATTTACACGATAATAGCGGAAATGACCCATAGACTGCTCTTGAGAATCGTGACGTAGACCATCATTGTATGCAGTATTACGGAATACATTTAGACGCCAGTCTGTAACGTGTACGTTTAATGATAAGTCAGCAGCGTCGCAGTTACCGCAGTTACAGTTACATGCTGAGTTACATGCGTTACATGCGCATGCCCAACCGCAGTTACCGTTACCGTCTGTTACGTTTCGGTTACCTGTATCACCCTGCCATGTCCAGAACAAACCATTAAGGTCTGTTCCACTTGAAATTCTAAATCCTGTTGCACTTACTGGCATATTAGTTCTCCAATTTCTCTAAACGAGTAGTTAATTCTTTGATTGTTTTTTGTTGTTCTTTGATGGCTTCGACCAATAGACCAACCAAATTTCCGTAGGCGATGGTTTTATAACCATTATTATCTTGTGAAACTACCTGAGGTAAATTTTGCTCAACTTCTTGTGCTATTAGACCAATTTCTGCCTTACCACCTTTAATATAGGCTACGCCACGCAAATTATTAACAATATCTACAGCATTATTTAGTGTTTCAATATTCTCTTTTAATCTTTTATCAGAAGTAGTATTAACTTCAGTTGCATAAATGGCTTGGAAAGTGTTGGTTCCAGCGAAAGTATTATTTGCAGAAAGTTTACAAATACCAGATCCAACCCCCAATGTTGGATTTCCAGAAACTCCATCTCCGTTAGTAACTGTTATTTCTCCAGAAACTCCGCTAATAGTTCTTGCAGAAGCAGTTCCGTTACCAGTTCTTGCATAAATTCCGTTAGTCGTAATACCAGCTATGGCGGACAAATCAGCATCGAATGGTTGGACATCAGTACCCAAAACCAAACCAAGATTAGTTCTTGCTGAAAAAACGTCAGAAGAAGCAACTAAGGTTCTGGCAAAAGAAGTAAAGGTTGTTAAAGCTGAGGTAGAAGCACCAGTAAAATATGGAAGTCTATCTGCTACAGGTGTTAATCCAGATATTGCTTGTAGGTTTGAACTATATGCTTGAACATCAGAACCGATAGCCAAACCTAAATTAGTTCTTGCATTTTGCGCAGTAGTCGCTCCAGTACCACCAGCAGAAACTGGGATAGATCCACCAGCAATAGTAATAGAACCTACAGAAACTGGACCACTAAAATTAGCTCCAACGCCAGTCAAAGTACTGGCGCAGGTTAATTGATTAACTGCAGTATTTCCAGAAGAATCACGTGAAACGATAGAACTTTTATCGGCAGCTCCTGGTAAAGTTGAACTGGAAGTCATTCCGTCCAATAGGTCTGCGTCTAAACCAGATCCAGAACCATCTACAGTTTTGATCTTAGTTAAAATGTCTGCTGGTGTATAGGTTGCAGTAGGAAGTTTGGTCGCCAACTCATCATTTAAGTTGGTGAAGTTCCCATCAACTTCTAAGTTGGTAAGGGGTTGTCCCTTTGTTTGTCTTAAAACGAGTGTCGCCATTATTTTCCCTTATTGTTCAGCGATCTTTCATAAGCAATTCAGTTAATAACTGCTTAATTTCAGATATTTCTGACTTTAGATTATTTATTTCTTCAGTCTGTTTTGTAATAAGTTCTTTTTCTTGTTCTTTTGCTCTACGACGTGCCATATATTCTTCATATTCAACCATACTAGTATTTATGACAGCCTTAGAAGATATGTCTCTGACCAAATTTTCGTGCCCAGATACTTTTAGGTATTGTTCCATATTATGCACAAGCAATAATTCTTAGATCTTTGATTCTTGGAACCGCAGAAGTATTAACAGACTTCATTACCAGTTTAACCTGAACAGAATCAAATGGATTTAGATTGGTTAAAGAATAATCTACATCATAGAATGTTTCATTACCATTTTCAACTTTAACAGGGGTAGAAACTGGACTAGCTAAAGTATATTTAGTCTTATCCATATTACCAGTAGAACCCAATAAAGTCTTATAATAAACCAGAACATCAGACTGATTTGGTATATTTGCGCCAAATCTGATCTTCATAAAAGTAGAAGGAAGAGCTAATTTAATTGGTTTAGAAACATACTTAGAAACTGTAGAAGAACCCAATGGAGCAATTTCATCAGTAAACAAGTTTACAACAGAAACTATAGTTCCAGTAACTGCATTCTCAGAAGTAAATGTTTTATTATCTACTGTAATTGTGCAGTTTGTTCCGTTATCGGTCACATCAGTAACTAGATATTGTCCGCTATTTCCAGCTGTTGTAGTTCCCTCAACTTTAATATATTGACCAACGCCAATAGTTTGCATTAAAGTTCTAACACCAGAAACAGTGGAAGTTATTGTAGATCCAGAGAAACTAAATGCTCCAGTTGCTCCAGTGAATAACTGAACATAATCTGTTGGTGTTATATTTGTATTAGAGTGAGTTGGAGAGTTAATTCTGTTTGAAATAGCGACTAAAGACATACGCTGAGTATCTAAAACTGGCGATAAAGAATCGTTAGTCGAAGACAAATTAACAGCAAAAGTTATAGATTTGTTACCACCAGTAAATACACTTTCGTTTATTTCAGATGCTACAAGTCTTGGCGTATAAAAATAATTGTTTTCATTGGCTAAACAATCTCCGAATGAAATATCTTGAACATATGGTGTTTCAGATCCATCGACAGATTTTCCTGATGTTGTTTTTAAAGCATATGTTGTTAATGTTTCAGAGAAATTCTGTACCTGTGCTATAGGTAGAACAGCATCATATTGAACTTGACCTGTAGCTCTTACAGTTGATCCTCCAAAATAACCAGTATTAGTTGCAGTAGTTCCTGTGGTTATTGTGTAAGAATCTAAATCGATGTTACTTACAAACCAAGAACCATTTAATTCAGCAGCAGGAATACCATTGGTTGTTCCTGCAACTCCAGTAATTGTAACTTTAGAACCATCTGTTAATCCGTGATTATTTTGCCACACACGAACAATATTAGATCCAGCAGTCATCTGGAATGGATCTTGTTCTAAAGTACTATATGGTAGAACATCATTAACAAACTGAACAGTACCAACTGCAGAAGTATCAAACTTAGCCTTATAGATTGTAAACATTAAATCTTGAGTTTGATCTGTAGTCCAAGTAGATGCGTTCTGAGATTTAAATAGAGAACCCAAATATGGTTGCTCAGAAATAGTTCTAGAACTTCCAGGAACAGTATCGCCCAACTGAGAAATCCAACACTTATATTTGTTAGAATCAGAAATTAATACAATACAGTATTCTGTTGCATCTTGAACATAAACAGGAGATGGGAACACAAACGAAGTAGGTGTATCAAACTTTGGAGTAGCAACCCCATCTAAATCAACAGTAGTAGTTGAAATGTTTACTTGCTCTGGGCGTAGAGTTACACGTGAGAATGGGAGAACTCTCTTACCTGGATAACCATTAACAACCTCACGAATCTCCAATGTTACAGGGATAGCCTCATCTTTAGTTGCAAAGAAGATATCTACTTTAGTCAAGAAACATCCACCCTTATTATCAATCAAGAATGTTTGTGCTAATGGGTCATACCAACCAGTATCAGCTACAACACGAGATGATGTTTCTACAATAGTTTGATTTTGGCTTACTATGTTTTGAACAAATTCTGCGTTACGAACAGCGTTAACAGTGGCTTGTTTAGTTTCAACAATACCCTCTGCTCGATATTGAGTTCGACCACGAGAAGTGAATTCTCCATTAGCAGTTACGCTATCTACAAGTTTAAACTCTCTTGTACCAGTTCGGAAACGAACAGCCTCAGTATTTGGGATATTGAATATTAAATTCAAATCTCCACTCTTATTCGTAATTAAACTTCCACCCAACGTATTAACTGTAATAGCAGTAATTACTCCAACTGCATTAGATATAGAGCCAGTAATTTGTTCACCAGTTTGGAAAGTTCCCTTAATATTAGCAACCCATAAAGATTTTGCTCCAGTATCATAATCTAATTCTGTTCCAACTACAACTGCAGTTGCATTAGAAGTCACTCCACGGATATAATCACCTTTGTTTAAACAAACTTGTGAATCCCCATTAATTCTACGAGCATCTTCTGTTGAAACACCACCAACATTGGTCGTTGAATCAAATGTTCCGCTAGTTAAATTATAAGTTATTTTAGAAGCTGGAGTACAATACGCTGCAATATCAACATCATCGAAATATGGATAAAATCTTGTCAGTGGTTTTAAACCACGAACTTGCGCAAGAATATTTCTTGAGCGGATATAAGGAATAGCTGCTGTAGAAAGAACTCTATCTGCAACAACTTGTTTATCGATTTTGGCTACAATATCAGTTTTAACACCAGTTCTAGTTTGACCAACTTGTGTAGCAAAAACTTCTACAGCAGTTTGACGTGCTGGTCCATTACCGAACCTTTGAACAATCTCACCTCTTGATAACCATCTTACACCCTGAGAAACTGGCTGTCCTACCCATTGAGTTTGCCAAGAATTCCAAACTGTTCCTAACGCACCAGCTTTTTCAGCTACAAGATTAAGAGCAGAGAAATTACCTTCAACGTTGTTGATAATGTCTGGACGACGATCTGTTTCAAACCAATCATCAGTTTGTGGATTTAACTTAACATCACCCAAGAAAGTAAATACTGCAAATGGGTTAATGTTTTCTAAACGTGATCCATATGGTTGTTTAATTAACTCAACATTTTCCAAAACAGGAAGTGTTATAATATCACCATACTGAGAATAATGTGCAGCAGTTCTAGCTGCATTGGTAGATGCTTTCTCGATCAGATTTACGTTTCTCATACTAAAGAATGGACGCAATTCACTTCTATTCATATCAATAGAACAACGATAATCTGGGGACTCTACATTACCAACACCATGACCTGAGAAATTATCTACAATAAATCCGTTTTTCATTCTGTCTAAACCAGAAGAATCTGTAATTTTCAATGCTTCTGTTTGTTGTTCTAGTAAAGACAATGAAGTATAGTATTCTAGATTATCAATGCGTTTTTCTAATTTACCAATATCACGCATTGTATAACGTCTATTATCTACAGCTTCAATTTGAATACTATTGATTCCCGTATCAAAAGTATATGGATTTAAACTTAGTTTATATAAAACCATTCCAGTAGATGGATCTTCTGCGTCACCAGGATTAATAGAAGATGTTCCAGAAATACTGAAGAAATTACCGTTTAAATCAACAGCAACTTTTACCTTTTTAGCCAAATAATATGTAAAATCTGTTGTTATAGTGGAACCACGTTTTGGTAATGATGTAACCGCAGTAAATGTAGTTCCATTATCATCAATTCTTGGACGGAAATCTAAACCATCACGCAAATCTGATGGAATTTGTGTGTATGGTATAGTTGCTGGGTAAGAGTTGATTGAGCAATAATCTCCAACAGAATGAGTGAAGTATTCAAATGTAACTTGAATAGGAGCAGATGGAGGTGCGTAAGTATCTTTTAATTTGATTCGTCCGATGTCATAATGTGTAACTCTCTGCCCATTATCAAACTCATAACGATCTGAAATGTCGATCGTATAGGTTCCAGCTGGCGACGCAAAAGTTCCCGCATCCATTTTAATACTGTTAATTTTCCAGCAGTCTGCTTTGCCAAGCAATAATGTGGTAGGAGTTGCTGTTGCAAGAGTAGTAAATGTTACTGTTGCACCTGTAACATGGGTTTTTGTTTTTTCTGTTGAAGAAGATCCAGTCTTATTCAATGTTGCAACTACAGTACAAGCCACACCATTATAAGTTGTTCCAACATTAATGACAGCAGAGCTTCCTGTCACTGTAACGCTGTTAATTGGTAATACATCACCATTATCATTTCTCGTTACGATAAAATTACCAGTGACAGAACCAGAAGCGAATGACCCAGAAGAAGTGTTTAAGTTAATATTACCCGATGCTACAGTTTCTGTGTAAATTGCTGAAACTGTATATGAAGTATCATTAGTTGCCAAAGCACTTCTTAATGAACGAACAGTTCCATATGGTAAAGCAAATACACTCTTTTCATAATTTGTTGCTAAAAGATTAGTTGTAACTAAACTATAAGCTGAATTGGTTGCAGTTAAAGATGTTCCGATTGTTAATGAATTTTGGCTTGCGATTGCTGTGACTCTATATGAAGAACCACCAACATTAATATAATCACCAACAACTAAATTTGTTAAAAATGATGTTCCGTTACCTGTTACTGTTGTTCCAGAAGCAGTTACAGAACCAGTTAATTGCGTTAAAATTGGGTTTACATCAGCAGTAAATCCCCAAGAAGTTAGTCCTATAGATTTAACATTTCTAGAAAACTGTTTTCCACTAGACATGTTAATATCATACAAGAATAATTTGTATGTGGCAGTAGTAGATCCTAAAGTGCCATTATCCCACTCAATTGCACGAACACGAGCAGTACCGACAATAGAACCTGCTTCTGTACCACGTGTGGTTGTTAATTGATCTCTCAAATTAAGTACTGCATTTGTTGAGATTGGGGGAATTTTTGTAAGATTGGTGACTACTACATAGTTTCCAAGTTCTGCAGAAACAAACGCATTATCTGCCTGAACATAATCACGTGCTTTATCAATCGCTACATATTCTGTAGCAATTTTTTCAATCTCATAACCACGAACATATGCTTTTCCTGGCTCAAGACCAATTGCTAATTTATTCTCATCACCAGTTTTGTAAATACCACGATTGTAAACTGGAGTCTCTGTATATTCCCATTGAATACCTGTAGATCCTGGACCATCATACGCAGTACCAGAAGTGTGAACTGGAGAAGTAGTAACAGAAGTTCCACTATTTTTGGCTACATAGGTTTTACCAGCATTAGTGACAACGTCATTAATTAAGAATGCGGTATTTTGAGTCCAAGCTCCACGATTGTTGTTTCTGTGTTCTCTAATATCGATATTAAAATTGCGAACAGTATAATCACCAGATTCGTCATAAGTTCTGCGAGCAAGTGTTTGTTCTAAAACTGAATACTCAGTCTTAGTTGTAATCTTTTTATTGATACCTTCTTCAACTCTTAACAACTCAATAAAGTTTGCGTCAGCTGCAGATTCTAATCCAACTTTCTTTAAAGTTAAATCAATATAATAACGATGAGAACCTGGAGCAGCATAGTTATAACTGTTTTGCGCATTATCTAATAATGTTGCATCTTCTTCAGGAGTAACAATTTTTTCTTCAATATTTAAACCAACACGATAAGATGGAACATTACTATATTTGTCTAAAATCATTGAGTGGGCTTCAACTAAAACGAAGAAGCCATTAACATAATAAATACCACGTTCTATTGATACGATAGAACCAATTCCTGTTGGGTTTTCAGATACAGCTTGGAAAGAGTATAAATTATCTTCTGTTGTAATAATCTCGTCTGCAGCAAATTTTTTGGTTACATTATCATTACCAGAATTTAAATAACGAACATAAATGGTTGATGGCTCAGATTGTTCAGAACTTTGAACTTTAATTACTTCAGCTTTTAGGCTAGTGTTGTTTCCAACAATTACCTTTCCTTGAAGATTATTTAAAAATGTTTCTACAGCTACACCACTATACAATGGCTGCAATTTAACATATTCTGCATTAGTGTCCAGAGATATCTGTCCAGGTAGAACCATAGATCCCTGTTTGAAGATATTATCTCCATGACGTTGAATCTGTTTCTGAAGAATTGATTGTAGCTGAGTTAATTCACGAGCCTGTAGAGCGAAACTTGGACGGAACAAAATTCTATAGAATTTACTGTTCTCGTCGTAGTCGTCATTATATGGTTCGGTATTGAAATCGATCATCTTATACTCTTTTGGTTATTTACTATTATTTATTAGAATTTTACAACAGTTCTAAGAGTTACTGTCTGGTCTGCTGTTGGAGTAAATGCTTGTTTATTATCGATAAACAACAGGTCACCAGAATATTTATCTACTGTAGGTAGAGTTAACCCAGAAACTGAAAATGTTTGTGAAGCATCGTTGGTTAAAACAGATCCAACTGTAGGTATGGCATTATCTAAAGACTGCAATAAAGCTGAATTTGAGTTTAAATTGACTATTCTAAATTTAGCTCCAGTGTTTGAGAGATAAATCGTTTGATCTTTAGAAAAGTTATTTGTATTAATACTTCCAGTTACAACAAAACAAGCAGACGCTAGAGTTGAATCTAAAGAATATGTAGATTGGAATTTTCTTGGGTTTTTAATAATTCCTATTTGACGGAAGTCGTTATTTACATCAAATCCTTGGTTCTTATCTCTGGAAATACTTGAATAGAACATTAACGATCTTGTATAAAGACCATTAATTGAATCTTTTCCATGACCACCGAAATCAGTCATAATAGCACGAGCAGATGCGCCAAAACCAGAACCTGTAATAGTTACTCTAGCCCAACGATATCCTTGACCGTAATTAGTCATGCGGATTTTTTTAATTTTACCATTTTCAGTAATTGCTTCGGCTGTAGCACCAGTTCCATCGCCAGCAATAGTTATTGTTGCACCAGCATACCCAAATCCACCAGAAACAACTTTGATAGACATAATTCTTCCATCAACTGTTAATAATTCAGTGTTAGCTTGTAAAGTGCTTACATCACCTGGAGATAAATCAGCTGAGATTTCTGCGTCTTCACCATCTCCATCTACTGTTAAGTTAGCGTATGTATAACCAATTCCACCATCATCGATTTGAATTCCCACCAATTCACCATTACTTAACAATGGTAATATTTTCGCTTCTGATTTAACACCAGAAAGATAACCTGTTGCTCCAGAACCTGTTGTGGAGTTAATTGTTAAATCGGGTAGAACTGAATAACCAGTTCCGTAACGTAAAATAACAGTACCTGACGCTGGACGACCAACATATGTTAATGTTGCAGTTCCACTAGAAGCAGAACCACTAGTATGAGTTGGCGCAACGCTACCTGTTGTTCCAGCAGCTGTGACAGTATAAAGTCTGTTGGCAACATAAACTTGTTGTTGTAGTGTCAACGAAGTTGCTGCTGTCCAAGGTGTTCCAAAAGTTACAGTTGGAGTAGAAGTATAATTATCTCCAGAATTTGTAATAACTGTAGTTTGAACAGAAGTGCCCATCATAATCACTGAAGCAGTTGCTCCACTACCACTACCACCTGAAAAAGTTACTGTAGGAGCAGAAGTATAACCCAGTCCACCATCTGTCATAATAACTTCTCTAACAGCACCGATAAGATTA